CATCTCACAACCAATCCTCAATGGAGTATGTATTGAGCTTGAAGATGAAGGAAAGTCAGATGCAACTATTAACCGAGTTGTGTCAGCAGTTTCTACAGTCCTCAATCACCTTGCATTCGATGAAGTAATCGAGAACGCACCTAAATTCAGGCGTCGTAAAGAGTCTGAAGGTCGTGTGTTGTGGTACACCAAAGATGAGGTTCACAACTTAGCATTCTTATCCACTGAAGTATTTGAACGTTATGACCTCGCGGACATCATCAACTTTGCTGCATACACAGGTATGCGACAAGCTGAAGTCCTAAAGATACGAAAGAAAGACATTGATCTTGTATCCAACCGGATACATGTAGGTGGTGTGCCTCATCAAATGACTAAAGCCAAGAACTGGCGAGCTATCCCTATTCATGAGTCAATCATGGACATAGTGGTAACTAGATGTTCAGAAGCAAACAGGTCTGATGTTCGTTTATTCGGTGACGAATGGCGAGACAAAGATCAGTTATTGCGTGCCTTCAAAAAGGTCAACAAACTACTACCTAAGGATGAAACCTATGTCTTTCACACCTTACGACACAGTTACGCAACATGGCTTGCTGAAGCTGGAGTACCTATACGGTCCATCATGGCGCTGTGCGGACACAAGCGAATCGAGACGACTTTACGATATGCAAAGGCTACAGATGCAGCACTC